CAAGGGTGGCGCCAACGTCTCCGGTTCGGTACCTGGCTTTGGCAAGTTTAGCGGTAACGCTACAGCCGCTGCCGGATCCAACGACAATCTCCTTCTTACTGGTCTCGGTGCTTACACTCTTTCCAATATCAAGCACAATTCCCTCATTACTCCGGACGTACCGCAGGTTCGTAACGCTGTTTACGCCGAGGGTGGAACAATAATTCGTCACCGTGAATACCTTGGTCCCATTGTTACTTCATCCGTTGCCGGACAGTTTAATATTGTTAGCTATCCCCTAAATCCGGCACAGTCCCTTACTTTTCCATGGCTATCTACCATTTCTCAGAATTATGAGGAGTATAAACCTAATGGTCTCATGTTTGAATTTAGAAGTACTGCTTCTGATGCTATTGCCTCTTCTACTAATCTTGCTCTAGGTCAAGTTATGATGTGTACTCAGTATGATCCTACTGATCCTGAGTTTAACACAGATATCGAGTTGCTTAATTACAGCTGGGCTCAATCTGGGAAAGTATCAGATAATGTCCAACACTACGTTGAATGTGATCCTAAACAATCACCACTTTCCCATCTCTATACTAGAACTGGTACAGAAGCCTCTCCTTCTGATCTACGATTCTCAGACTTCGGTCGATTCTCTATTGCTACTTCTGGCCTACAAGGTACTAGTGTACAGATAGGTCAGCTCTGGGTTACGTATGAGTTTATTATGTATAAACCTAAGATTGGTCAAGACCAATCTACTGGAGGTGGTATGTTTTTGTATCAAAACGACTCTGGGTCTGCTGTTAGTGCCACCATATGGGGTAATCCCTTATCTAGTGGTGAATTCTATGAGGGCAACAATATTGATATTACTCTTGGATATATTCAAAATAATGAACCTACTATTACATTTCCAATGACTTCTGTTGCTACTTCTTATAGTGTTGATATAAATCTTTATGGAGATAGCACTGCAAATGTTGCACCTATGGCTGTTGTGTCTTCAGGCTCCAATATTAAAAGATTTGCGATATGGCAGGCCGGACATTATAATGTTCTTACACCTTCACCGGCTGCTACGTCATTCACTCGATCATATAGAGTTGTTGTGACTGTTCTTCCTGAGCCTGACAATATATCTAATAATGAGCTTCGTTTTAATTCTGCTGGGATTTCACCTGCTAATTCTACGTGTTGTGTTTTAGTAACACAGATTCCTTATATTGATCCTTCTAGATTTCCTAACATCTAGGACTATTCCCTATATAAGCCTCGAACGAGGCTTAACCCTTAAACCCTATGCTCCCTTAAACCTCCCATGAGAATGGGCGTTAGCCCATTCTCACGGGCGTTAGCCCGCTTCACTTAACTTAAAGCTCCCTCAACATTCACTCACTTAAAAGAATACCTAACCCATACAAAACAACATGTCTCGCTTCTCCCGACGTGCCGAACTCGAAGCCTCCATGCCATCAGACGATGAGCTCCTTAGCTATTTCCCTTTTGTTCCTTCAGGACAGTACATAGTTAACATCCAGGAGCATGGTAACCCCGATGTGTGCTACGATCAGGACGCTGAGCTCGAATGTCACCTAAATGATATCTACGGCTATATAATGTTTGAGGCAGGTCAAACTAACCGCTCCGTTGATCAGGTAATCCAGTATATGCTAAAGAAACCTATGGAACATGAACAACCTAATCCTCCCCCTAAGCTCAGAATAATTGAAGAAATTCCTGACTGGGTATGTGATATTCCTTCTGCTCCATCTAGTGTAATCTATGACATGCTATCTAGTGGTTCATCCTCTCCTATGCAACTCGAAAAAAAAATGAGAAAGAAGAGGTTCGGCAACCATTATCAGATGTCCAACTAGCATCATTCAAGACTGGTACTTGGGAGGATGATGAGCAAATGTACTATGCTCAGAATCTAAATGCCTGTGTTAAACCTAACGGTGAGTGGTATTTCCAGAATCAAAGGGTACTCTTCACATACAAGACCCATCTTAACAAGGCAGACTATATGCAGTGGATACACACTATTACAAAAATTCCTAAAGTAGAAATACATATTGCACACGAGACAGCTGATCAGGCTTGTCCCTACATACATACACATGTCCTAATTGACTTTGGTAAACGTTTTCAGACCAGGAACGTAAGGTTCTTTGACTATAATGAAATACATCCCCATATTGCCCCCGTAAGGTCAGGTCCTAAGAACTGGAAACGTACTAAACACTATCTATCTAAAGAAGACCCGGAGTGTGCCTATTGCTTCGACCATACTTTAGGTCAGTCCTTAGTCGAAAGGATACATGAACAAAAAACTCTCATAGACGCTCTTAAAGTATATGCCCAAAATCCTAATGATGTATCTGGTATCATCACTCTCTACAATCTCAAAGGCCAATCTAATGACCACCTTAAATACGAACAACCTACCTATCAATGGCAAATAGATCTACTAGAAATGTGTGAAGCTCCCCCCGATAAGGAGCAAACTAGAAAGGTAATATGGTATTACGATGACATAGGTAACACTGGCAAGAGCCAGCTATGTCGCTATCTTGGTATAACACGTCCTAATGAGTGGTATATTATAAAGTCCGTAGTCTCATACAAGGATCTTGGTACTATCATAACATCCGCACTATCAGGTGGCTGGAGTGGACACGGTGTTATATTTGACATCCCCCGCGCTGATGTAGAACGAGAGTTAGCGAGTGGTCGCGATATGGGTGAACTGTATCGATGTATTGAGGTTCTTAAGGATGGTTCAGTTACTGCACAGAAATATAATGGATCTACCTCCTTCTTTAACATACCTTGGGTTGTTGTAATGTCTAATGGATGGCCTGATGTATATAGACTATCCCGAGATCGTTGGGATATCCGGCGCTTAAACTCAGATAAGACAGCCGATAAGGTACATTGGGAGATGGTACCTAACCTCAGAAATGAGTACGTAACACTTCGTTCACAAAGGGATGATCAACCTTGCTTGCCAACTAACGCATTCATCTAATCATTAATAATAGTCTACCGACTGTTATATATACATAACCATACATAGTCTTTACCGACTATATTTAACTAACTTTAGGGAATATACACGTCTTGGTCCTACCGCCGGAGGCACCACACTAAGCTTAGTTATACGGAAGGTTAGCTTAGTTAAATGACTATATATAACTTTGAGTCATCATGTATATCTTATACTTCAAGTCTATTCCCATCTCTCCCCCTGGAGCTGTCGTGAGACTGGGTTTCCTTAAACCTATCTTATCCTCCATCCCGGAGCTGTCGTGAGACTATAATACACACTAACTAACTTACTTACTCACTTTTACTTCCGTCATGCCGGAGCGTCCCGGGAAGTCCAGCCCTAAGGGCGGAAGCCCCCCAGCGGAGCGGGCGGAGCTGTTACGGGACCGTTATTAATGTTATCGGTCCCGCCCCCCCTAAGGCTCACTCACTTGTGAGTGAGACTATTCCCCGGGCATAGCCCGGGGAACTCCCACTGCGCTATGACAATCTCGCATATCTTAAGTATATTATATCTTACTATAAAACAATGCCCTCAAGAGCTCCAGCTCGTCGCTATGTCCGTGCCTCCCGACCCTATGCTCCCAGACCCTATGCCCGTAGGTCAGTTACTCTCTACGGTAGGGGAGCTTACAGAAAGTCTACCAGAACTTACCGTCGGCCATATCTCCGTGGCCGCGGTGCTTATTATCTCAAGGGTGGCGCCAACGTCTCCGGTTCGGTACCTGGCTTTGGCAAGTTTAGCGGTAACGCTACAGCCGCTGCCGGATCCAACGACAATCTCCTTCTTACTGGTCTCGGTGCTTACACTCTTGCCAATATCAAGCATAATTCCCTCATTACTCCGGACGTACCGCAGGTTCGTAACGCTGTTTACGCCGAGGGTGGAACAATAATTCGTCACCGTGAATACCTTGGTCCTATTGTTACTTCAGCCACTGCCGGACAGTTTGATATTGTTAGCTATCCCTTAAACCCGGCACAGTCCCTTACTTTCCCATGGCTATCTACCATTGCTCAGAATTATGAGGAGTATAAACCTAATGGTCTCATG